GAGATACCTCCTCACGTTATGCCTGAAGTAGATTTAGAAAGATTTGATAAGTACAAAACGGTTTTTGCAGGAGACTTACATGCTCACGAGAATACTCAAAGAAATATTGTGTATCCTGGAAGCCCAATGACAACCTCTTTTCATAGAAACCAAGTCCAAACGGGGTATCTAATTATAGATAACTGGGAATGGACATGGCATAAATTTGAGTTACCACAACTTATTCGTAAGACTGTTGATACTACTGAAGCAATGCTACAGACAGATTTTCATCATACAATTTATGAAGTAGAAGGAGATGTGCAAGATTTAGCAAAAGTCAAAAATTCTGATTTACTAGATAAGAAAGTTGTTAAACGAGAGACAGAGGCTACTTTAAATTTAAGTAGTGAAATGTCAATGGAAGATGAACTAGGAATATATCTGAGAGAGATTCTTTCTCTTGATGATGAAAAAATACGAAAATTAATGGGAGTTTTTAATGATTATTCTACAAAAACTGAAATGGGATAATTGCTTCTCTTATGGAGCAGATAACGAGTTAAATTTAAATGATTCAACTCTTACACAACTAGTTGGAACAAACGGAGTAGGTAAGTCTTCTATACCTTTAATATTAGAAGAAGTACTATTTAACAAGAATAGTAAAAATGTAAAAAAAGCGGATATAGCAAATAGATATGTTAACAAAGGGTACAATATTAGTCTTGATTTCACTGTGGACAGTGACTTATACAACATTACTGTTATACGGCGTGCTACACTCAAATGTAAGCTAACTAAGAACGAGGAAGATATATCTTCACATACTGCGTCAAATACTTATAAGACGTTAGGGGATATATTAGGGATTGACTTTAAGACTTTTTCACAGCTAGTATATCAAAATACTAACGCATCATTACAGTTTTTGACTGCTACTGATACAAACCGTAAAAAGTTCCTAATTGACCTCTTAAAATTAGACGATTATGTGTCTTTCTTTGAAACATTTAAGGAAGCAGTGCGAGTAAATTCAAGTGATGTTACAGCTATCAATGCGAAACTTTCAACTATTGCAAAATGGTTGGCAGACAATATTCTCGAAGATAGTTCCATACTTCCAAAAATGGATTTACCATTTTACTCGGAAGAACAAGAGATGTCTTTACGTTCTTTATTAATAGAACTTGAAAATATCTCGGAAAAGAATAAAAAAATAAATCTTAATAATCAACTTAAACACCAGCTTGCTGATATAGATTTGCATGAGTACAAAAGACAACTTGCAAAATATGTAGAAGAAAAAGATACTAATGATGCTGTTTCTTCAGTAGCAACATGGAAGTCAGAAGCGATCCATGAAGATAAAATGCTTAATAAGTATAATAAGTTATTAACTTTAGATGATATGGTGTGTCCAACTTGTGAAGGAGAAGTTGACGAAATATTTGTAAACAGTATGATAAAAGAACATACTGAAAGAAAAGAAAACTGTGAAAGATTTACACAGGACGCTGCAAGAAAGTTGCAGAAATTAGAGGAAGAAAATGCGATATATAGGACAGCAGAACGAGAAGTACAAAATTGGGAAGACCTCTACAGGTCTATCGACCATGAACTCACTACATCAATCCTCAATGAAGATGACTTACAAAACCAAGTTAAAAAACTTAGTGAAGAAATTACCACTGCTAAGTCGGCTCTTCAGGAAGTAATTGATGAAAACACCAAAAGAGAAAGACATAACACCAGAATTGGAATTATACTGGAACAGACTAGCGAATTTCAAAGCCAACTTAATGCACTCCAATTTGAACTATCAAATAAAGAAGAACACCTGGCGGCACTTGAAACGCTTAAGAAAGCATTTTCTACCAATGGATTATTAGCATATAAAATAGAAAGTTTAGTAAAAGAACTAGAAGTTCTAACAAACGACTATTTAGCAGAATTTAGTGATGGTAGATTTAGTATTAATTTTGTTGTTACAAATGATAAACTTAATGTAGAAGTATCTGATAATGGAAACATTATAGATATACTTGCTCTTTCTAGTGGAGAACTAGCAAGAGTAAATATTGCGACATTAGTTGCAATACGAAAACTTATGGCTTCAATTAGTAGAAGTCAAATCAATGTTCTTTTCCTTGACGAAGTAAATCAAGCTTTAGATGAAGTTGGAAAAGAAAAAGTAGTAGAGGTGTTATTAAAAGAAGAAAATTTAAATACTTATATGGTATCACATGGTTGGACTCACCCATTACTAGAGAAAATAGAAATAATTAAAGAGGATAATATATCATGTTTAGATTCATAACCAAATGGTGGAACATACTAGTCGGTAAAGACGTAAACAGAGATGGAAAAGTAGATATCAAAGACAGTCTTGCTAAGGCAGAAAAGAAAGTAAAGATAACTACTCAAAACATCGGCGACTAATTTAGTTCTTGACACGAGTTGAGAAATCTGTTATAATATACAAATATTGGAGAAAATATGAAAGTAGAGATTTATAGTATACCAAACTGTACTTATTGCAAGAAGGCTAAGTTCTTAGCTGACCATGTAGATGAAGTCACAGAGGTATCATATAAAATGATTGGCAAGGATTTTTCTGCGTCTGACGTTAGAGAATTATTTCCTAGTGCTAGAACTTTTCCACAAATACTAGTAGACGATAAACATATCGGTGGCTATGTAGAGTTGGAGAAGTTGATTGGTTAACAGTAGACGTAAAGGTCACGATGCAGAGCTCAAAGCTGCTGCAATGTTAAAAAGAATTACTGGAATAGAGTTTGTACAGACTCCTGGTAGTGGCTCTGGTAAAATAAAAGGAGACTTATGTGTACCGCACAAAAAGAATCTTTTTTGTATAGAGATTAAACATTACAAAGATATGGGATTCAATCATAAAATATTCACTCAAAAGAGTAACGTATTTGTGAATTGGTGGTCTAAACTTTGTAAACAATCTGAACAGATGAACCAAGAGCCATTACTTATTTTCAAAGAAAACCACTCGCAGTGGTATGTGGCAACGACAAGAAAGCCACTTTACAAAAAACATATGTACATAAACTGGCTAGGGTGCTATGTCACTCTTGCTGATAAATTTTTAGAAACACAAGAGGTAAAATTCACAAATGGCGATACAATTTACGAGCCATGGAAAGCCGATCCCGAATGGGAACTTATTGATTGTTGATGGACTCAATCTAGCTTTTCGATGGAAACACCAAGGTACTACAGACTTCGAGCATGAATATGTAAGAACTGTACAATCTTTGGCAAAGTCCTATAACTGTGGGGAGATAGTCATCTTAGGCGATGGCGGTAGTAATTACCGTAAGTCTATTGACCCAGAGTACAAAGCAAATCGTAAGGAACGATATGCAGAACAAACACCTGCTGAGGCAAAAGAATTTGAAATGTTCTTAGCAGAATTTTCTACTACCATGTCTACTTTAAAACGTAAGGGTTATCTTACACTAAAGTATGCTGGAGTAGAGGCTGATGATATAGCCGCACTTATATGCCAAAACCGAGAAAACCTAGGTGTAGATGAGATATGGATGATATCATCAGACAAAGACTGGGATTTACTAGTCGATGAAAAGATCAGTCGCTTTTCGACTGTAACAAGAAAAGAAACAACACTACTAAACTGGGATGAGCATTATGACTTTGACCCTTACTACTACTTGACTTACAAGGCGTTGACAGGGGATAAAGGAGATAACGTTCCTGGTGTAGATGGGGTAGGACCGAAACGTGCAACTCAATTGATTGAGCAGTACGGAGACGTCTTTGATATTATGGCGAGTTTGCCACTTGATGGAAAGTACAAATATATTCAGAACTTAAATGAGTTCGGAAGCAAAGGACTAGAAGCTGGGGTAAAACTCATGGATTTAACATACGATGTCAATGCAGCAGTGCTAGGACATGGGGAAGAAATTATAGGATTAGTAGAAAATTATGTCAGTGAAGATAGATTATAGTAAAGATTCTCTTTTGGATGATTTTGCACATGCAACTCTAAAAGATAGATATATGGTAGGTGATGAAACTTCACCTCAGGAAGCCTTTGCTCGTGCTGCTATGGCTTTTGCAGATGATGAAGACCACGCACAAAGATTATACGATTACGTTAGTAATTTATGGTTTATGTTTGCAACCCCAGTGTTGTCAAATGGAGGAACTCGTAGAGGATTACCCATAAGTTGTTTTTTAAATTATGTAGATGATAGCAGAGAAGGTATTACTGACCACTTTGTGGAAAATGCTTTCTTGTCATCTTTTGGTGGGGGTATTGGAGGTACTTGGAGTGATGTTCGTTCAGCGGGAACAAAAACATCAAAAGGTTCCGAGTCTACTGGAGCAATACCTTTTATGAAAGTTGTAGATGCAGAAATGTTGGCGTTTAGTCAAGGTATAACTAGACGGGGTAGTTATGCTTCTTATCTACACATATCACACCCCGAAATAGAGGAGTTCTTAGATGTACGTAAACCAACTGGTGGTGATGTTAATCGTAAGTGTACTAACCTGCATCATGGTGTCGTTATTCCTGACTCTTTTATGGAATTAATTCATAGAGCCACTAAGGAAGACAACTTTGATGATGGGTGGGATTTAATAGACCCACACTCTAAAGAAGTAACAAAAAGAGTCTCAGCAAGAGCTCTTTGGGTAAAAATATTACAAAATAGAATGGAAACAGGAGAGCCATATGTAATGTATGAAGATGCTGTACAAAATGCTTTACCAGATTTTCAAAAAAAGAAAGGATTAAAAGTACATCATTCTAATTTATGTAGTGAAATTACTCTTGCAACAGATGAAGAAAGAACAGCAGTATGTTGTTTATCTAGTGTAAATCTAGAATACTATGATGAATGGAAAGAGCACCCCTCATTTATAGGAGACTTAGTCAGAATGTTAGATAATGTTTTAACTTCGTTTATAGAAAATGCTCCAACGCAATTAGAAAAAGCTAAGTTTAGTGCTATGCGGGAGAGAAGTATTGGACTTGGTGCAATGGGATTCCATGCGTATTTACAAAAAAATGATATACCATTTGAAAGTGGTATGGCTGGAGGAGTTAATTTAGAAATGTTTAATCATATTAAATCTTCAGCAGATATTTGTACAAGAAAACTTGCACAAGAAAAAGGAGCTTGTCCTGATGATGATACAGCTTCTGTAAGAAATGCTCATTTATTAGCAATAGCTCCTAACGCAAGTTCTAGTATTATTTGTGGAAACACAAGTCCAAGTATAGAACCTTTTCGTGCAAATGCTTATACACAAAAAACAAAGACTGGGTCTAACTTAGTAAAAAATAAATACCTTGATAAAATTATTAAAGAAAAAGTAACTGAATCAGAGTATGAAAATGTTTGGAAAAGCATAGTTGCAAACAGAGGAAGTGTTCAACATCTTGATATACTAGATGATTGGGCAAAAGATGTCTTTAAAACAGGTGTTGAAATAAATCAATCATGGATTATTGAACATGCTGCTCAAAGACAACCATTTATATGTCAGTCACAAAGTTTAAATTTATTCTTTCCACCTGACGTTAATAAAGGTGATTTACATGCTGTACATATGTTGGCATGGGCAAAAAATTTAAAAACATTATATTACTTAAGAAGTGAAGCTATTAGTAGAGCTGATAACGTTGCTTCTCAAGCAAAGAGAGAGATAATCTTCGAACAAGCAGATTGTCTTAGTTGTGAGGGCTAAATGAATTTATTAGAAGAAAGAGAATATTATAAACCTTTTGTATACCCTTGGGCATTTGAGTTTTACAAAAAGCAACAACAAATGCATTGGTTACCTGATGAGGTACCACTCCAAGATGATATAAAAGACTATAATCAAAAATTATCTGATGGTGAAAGAGTACTTATAGATAATATCTTTAAGTTCTTTACACAAGCAGATGTAGACGTATGTTGTGGATATGCAAAGCATTATCTTCCAACATTCAAACAACCAGAAGTAAGAATGATGCTTGTTAGTTATGCTGCTATGGAAGCAGTACACCAAGAAGCGTATTCTTTATTACTAGAAACATTAGGTAAGTCTGACGATATGTACCAAGAGTTTTTTGATGTTCAAGCAATGTCAGAAAAACACGAGTACTTAACAGACTTTAATATGAATAGTCCACATGAAATGGCAAAAACAATGGCAGTTTATAGTGGATTTACAGAAGGAGTACAGCTATTCAGTAGTTTTGCTATTCTTCTTAACTATCCAAGACATAATCTTATGAAAGGTATGGGGCAGATAGTTACATGGTCAATAAGAGATGAGTCACTTCATGTTGAAGGATTATCAAAACTCTTTAGAACCTTTATTGCAGAAAATCCAGAAATATGGACAGACAAGCTAAAATATGAAATATATTGTGCAGCAGAACGAGTTGTTGAATTAGAAGATCATTTTATTGATGTTTGTTTTGAAAAAGCAGATATCAAAGATTTAACAGCAAAAGAAGTGAAAGAGTATATAAGATATATTGCGGATAGAAGATTACTAGGATTAGGTATGAAAGCCATATTCCATAGTACTGAAAATCCTCTTCCATGGATTGATATGCAAGTAAATGCAGTTGAGCATGCCAACTTTTTTGAAAACCGTGCTACTGAGTATGCTAAGGCTAGTACACAAGGCAATTGGCAGGATGTATTTAAATGAGTTCAATAACAATAGATGGTATCGAACACGATACTGATAGTTTTGATAAAGACCAAAAATCTTTATACCATGCAATAACTTACTGTGATGCAAAACTAGCTGACCTCGACAATGAGAAAGCAGCATTGCAAACAGCAAGACAAGCATATGTAAATGATTTGGGCAATAATCTAAAAGAAGATTAATGGTTATATACATCGGGTACGACTCTAGTCAACCTGAAGCATATGCCGTATGTGAGGCTTCCATACGAAAGTATAATGGAAGCCACACTATTAAACCACTAATAAAAGATAAGTTAGAAGTATATAATCGACCTTTTCAAAATGAAAGTACAGAATTTGCTTTTACGAGATTTTTAGTACCATACTTATCTGATTATCATGGGCACGCACTGTTCTGTGATGCTGATTTTATGTGGAGATGTGACCCACAAGAAATAGTATATCATGCTAATGAAACGCATGATGTATATTGTGTACAACATCCCGACTTTCTAGTACCTTCTAGTAAGATGAATGAAAAAATAAATAGTTCTTATCCAAAGAAAAATTGGTCATCCTTAATGTGGTTTGACAACTCAAGGTGCAAAACCCTAACTCCTACCTATGTAAACCAAGCCCCAGCGGGTGCGTTACATGAAATGAAATGGGCAAAATCAATCGGTAGTTTACCAGCAGAGTTTAATGCTATGGTAAATTACTATCACTTCAAAAATCCAAAAGCAGTTCACTTTACAGATGGTGGACCGTGGCACGGTATAAACGACAACCTGGAATATTCAGAAGAATGGAACAAACTTTACGCGACCTTACAGAAAACAAATCAATAATACTTGTAGGAAACTCTGTTGAAATGTTACAACATTCTATGGGGGATATTATAGACTCTTACGATACAGTTGTAAGATTTGGAAATGGTATTCCTAATTCTACTAATTCGGAAAGTATTGGTAAAAGAACGGACATTTGGGTTACAGGATTTTTAAGATACAAAAAAAGACGATTTTATCCTGAGAACATTCCTGTTCTATTTAATCGTTCTCGTATACACCTTGATAAAAAACCACAACATTATCCTGATTATAAAGTTATTGAAATGTTTTCGGATAAAGAGATGTTAAATATATTTGATTTAGTGGGAGCTAAAAACGGTGAACCTGACGGGCAACGCCCATCGGCAGGTTTTGTTACAATTGAATATTTTTTACAAAAAATAAATTTTTCGACTCTTACATTGGTAGGGTTTGACTTTTTTTCTAAAGCTCTTTCAATCACTGCCGGTCAAGCGAAACCTTATAGTTGGCATATACCTATGAATACACTAGACAAAAATCCTCATGCTTACAGAGAAAAGAAAATTGTATCAGAGTATCATAAGAAAAAAGAAATTGAGTGGATAATCTTATCTGATTTAATACAAGAAGAATTAGACCTTTCCTAATTTAAACCCAGTTTGTAAAAGTTTTCCTACAGTTGCTTTTTGCTTTGCGGCTTTTTGTAGCAATACTTCGTTTAATTTAGAATTTCTAAAGTTTAGCGGAATCTTATCTATAAAAGTTGTATAACAATCCCAAGGAACACCTATTTGAATACTTGTTGGTAAATTAGTATAGTCCATTGCTAAATAATTATGAGGTACATCTAAACTCCAACTTTTTCTTAACATAACATTATAGTCTAATATTTCTCTAGGCATTATAGCATCTAATATAATTAAATCATCTAATTTACCATTTAAGTATAAAGGAGACCAGGAGTGTTTGTAAAAACTTAATGCTTCGAAAAAAGCAATATCATTACAAGCTATTAGTTTAGTATCAATATAAGGTCTTAAATTTTGGTTAGGTGGATCTATTTGTCTAGTAAAGAATAAGTCTCTATCTTCAAATTCGCAGAGTCTATCATAATTTAATACTACCATACTTTTATCTATAAAAGGCATGCCTTGATGTGTAGTTACAGGTAGTCCAAGTAAGCTATAGAAAGCCTTTAAGTTAGGATGTTTATCAAAAACTCTATCTCTGCTTAAGAAAGAAATTGAGGCTTTAAAAAATTCTGCAGGAGGTATATCACCATTATCGATATCACGATTAAAAATTCTATTTCCGTCCCATACAATAATTCTTTTTGCAAGTCCTCCTTTATCTTTCCAATGTTCTTTTAAAGCAAAAGTCATTCTAGAAACATTATCTTCTCTCCACCATGCTTCATAAACTTTTACATTTTGAAAATTTGCTAAAATCCAGTCTATTTCTTGTATGTTCCAATCATCTTTATGAACGAACAAATGCAGACGAAATCCGTCTTTATCTAATAGTGATGCTAAAGTAAACATACTCCAGTCTTTTTTATATTTTGTTACTAATTCAATCATCCGTTTGTTACCTTATATTCCCAAAAATTATTGAGATAATTTTCTAATCTTAACTCGGCATCTTCATCAAAATTGAAGATAATTCCAGAGTTCTTTGCTGAAAATAATTTTTTCAGTTTTTGTTTTGTTTCTTGTCCTGCAACTGTTTCATAAAAGCTTTCATAAGTCCAAAGGTTTTTCTCTCTATCTTTAACAGGGTGAGATACTAATCTCAGTTTTTTATCTAGCATAAGTGCCATAAGTCCCATTTCACTATTTTGCATAGTAGCAACTTCTTTACAATTTGCTAATAGTTCGAATCCTCCGACTTTTTTATCTAGAACTACATCATCTCCGAACTTTAATTTTAATTTTGCTATCCAGACTTTTTGAGTAATAGGATGAGGTTTAATTTTATATCCCTCATTCACACATTCTTTTAGTCTATCCCAGTGCAATGTTTTTGCCTTATGTAAAATATTTGTGCCGGGCAAAAACACTACTTTATCATAATACTCAGGATTTATTCCTAAAGTATATTTATTATGAAAGTTATTTACTATTTTTTTACATCTTTCTTCATCTATTTTTATGTCAGAATTAGCAATGTAATTAAATAATCTATTATTAATAGGCCTACTTGGTACTCTTATGTATATACCGTTACCTAAAAAATCTGTATATAACCATTTATGTACAGTTCTTATTGCATTTGTATTAAACCAAATATCATATTCAAAAGGACTTCCTCTAAATTCTTTAGGAATAACTCTATCTTTAAATTCTCCTAATTGTTCTAAATCAGATATAGGTCTATAAGCAGAACCTGACTTCATGAAGTGAGTAGGAATATCTCCTAAAGACTCATTTATAGTTAGTGCTTCTAATTTTTTATTTGGCTTTATCACGCTTTAACTCAAATAATTGTTTTTCCATTAATCTCATTCGTTTTTCTGACTCTTCTATAGAATCATACATAGCGTTCATCATGCTTTCCATTTTTCTGTTTAGATACTCTGGTGTTAATTTTGTTTCTTTTTGAAATCCGCTGCCTTTTTCTAGTTCTTTCATTCTTAATTGCTCTCGCTCCATTGTGAGCCATCCCAGAATGAGAATCCGTAGTCTTCGAGACTAGAAACTTCTGTATCAAATAAAGTTCCCACCTGTGAGGCTGTTGTTCTTTCGTATACTACTGTCGATGTATTAAAGACTGTAGTGGTTAAGTGATCTGTTGTAATTGTGGTATCTGTATTTCTTTGTGTATTAAATGTTGTGGTTGTAGTTCTATCAGTACCAAATGTTGTTGTTCTTGTAGTTTCAAAACTTGTAGTTGTGTCAAACGCTGTTGTTCTTGAAGTTTCTGTACTTCTAGAGGACGCTGTACTTCTGCTTGATGCTGTTGACTTAGAAGTATTAAATGTAGTTGTTGTAGCTTTTGAAGTACCTGTAGTTCTACTTGTAATTGTTCCTTGTGAAGTAGCAAATGTAGTTGTTGTAGCTCTACTTGAAGCAGTTGATCTACTTGATGCAGTACCTTTACTTGTTAAGAATGTTGAAGTAGTAGTTCTACTAGATGCAGTACTTCTACTTGTAATTGTTCCTTGAGTTGTTGCAAATGTAGTTGTTGTATCTCTACTTGATGCTGTACTTCTAGTAGTTTGTGTAGCTTGTGCTGTATTAAATACTGTTGTTGTATCTCTGCTTGAAGCAGTGCTTCTACTTGTAATTGTTCCTTGTGAAGTAGCAAATGTAGTTGTTGTACTTCTACTTGTTCCTGTTGATCTAGTACTTATTCTACTTGTAATATAAGCTGTTTCGTAACTTGTTGACTGAGATGTATTATCTACATATGCTGTTGATGTAGCAAATGTAGTTGTTCTTGTAGTCGACTGTGAAGTATTTGTACTTTGAGAAGTGTTTGATATTCTAAGAGTATTATAACTTGTTGATTGAGAAGTATTTGTACT